CTCTGACTCAACAACATTAGCTTCTTCATTTGAAGATTCTTCATTAGGTGAGTCATTATTTAAATTTTCTTCGTGCTTCTTTAAAAGCTGCTCTTCAACTTGTTGAACTGATTTTTCTTCAACTTGTCCGAGGTCTCTAACTTTAATTTCCATTTGATTTAATTTAATTATGCAAAGTTAAACAAAATTTATTTATCTTTTAGACGTGTATTTTTTAGTAACTCTACCCGCCTTAGTATTAGGTACAAACTGCTTTTTACCACCACTTCTTTTCTTTTTCTTAGCAGTCGCAGCTCTTTCAGCTTTTGACATACTTCTAGCTTTTGCTAGTGGTAGACATCTGTCAGGATTCTTTTTATTTTTACTAGTACCACAAGCTCCTTTTATAGAGCCGTCAGTTCCAATGCGAACCCATTTTTGTTCTCTCCATTTTTTTAATTCGCCCATAATTATTTTAACAGACCTGCTTGTTTATATGCTTTCTTTAAAGACTTTTTAGGCAGTTCATTTATATGATAAACATACACACTATTTTTTGTATGATTTTTACCTGACATAAGTTTACCTTTACCATCTTTATGAGTCAATCCTTTATAGATTGTTCCATCTTTTTTAAAGTGAGGTACTCCTTTCATATTAATAAGATTTTTTTTCTTTTCCGTAACCCGGATTATTTTTTAAACTTCCACTCATTTGATTTGCAAAAGAGTTAGCTTGAGCTTT